AGTGTACTGACTGCCGAATATGGATTAAATTAAAGGACTGTCCTAAATGTAATGCCCGATATGACCCCCGCGCAACAGTATCACAGGGTTTAGCACTTGATGTTCCAAACCCACATTATAACCCTGCACACGGTTCTGAACAGTGTTCTAAATGTATAGGTGAAAAATGAATGACGCATTAAGTTTGGTTGATTGTTCAGTATGCGGTGCCGTAATAACTAAAGCAAAAGCAACGCTACAAGTTCATATAAATGATTATGACCCATTGACCAATGAAATAAGCGTGACTGAAATTATCTTATGCCGTGGATGTTATGCCTTATGAACTGTCAAAATTGCGGTTGTCCTAATCGTAAATATAGAATGATAGAAGGTCATTGTAAACATTGTTATAGGGTTATCAATGGTTAGGGATTGCGACGGTAAATATTGCCCTGACTGTGATTCTAAGTTAGATAAGAGGTTAATAAAATGGCCCACTAAATTTTATGCTTATTGGTGCGATGACTGTAAAATAGACTTCTTTATAGATGATGTGACGATCTTACCACAGAAAACAGTATGTATTGGTCATAGTAAAAAAGGAAAGCCTAAGTATAGAATATTTAAAGATACATCCAGAAAATACAATCCACCTAAATTAAGAAAAGACTAAATAGGCATTGCCCCTAAATGGCTTTATGGTCAGGCGTAAGAGAACATATCGAAGAAAGAAAAGTTTTACCATATCGGCGATTGAAACGGGGGCGGCTCTTAGTCTGGCCTCTTCGGCCGGTGTTGATACAGCAATCCAAGAAGCACTAGGTGGAAACCTATCGGGAGCGTTGGGAACTATACAATCAAACGTAGCTTCAAATAAAAATCAGATTATTGGTACCCTCGGTGCCGCTTTTGTTGGTAAGATGTTAGCCAAATCCTTTGGCAACGGCCAACTAGCTAAGCTAGGACCAATCAGGATAAAAGCATGAGCGGATTACAAACAAGAACTTATACGTTAGCAGCATCGGCCTTGACGGCGGGCACATTTACGAATATTTCGCAGTTACTAGGGTCAAGCCAGAGTACCACAAACCCAGAGGGTATGCGAAAGGTCGTTAGGATCTCTATGTCTTGTTCACCAGACCACACAAGCGCCACAGATGGTTGCAGTGTCTTTAAGTTTGCGGGTGATGGTGTTAGTGTACAACAAATCATGGCCGGACCTTCTTGGTCTAATCAGGCCGCAGGACCTTTAGACGGAAACAACGGTATGCCTGTAGTCATTGAGAACTCTGGCGGTGTCTTTGACATTATAGCAGGGAATCAGATAGACTTTTCTGTTTCATGCACAACGGCTGAAACGGTAGACGTAGCACTCAGTATCACCTATAGCGCTTAAGGGGCCCTTATGGCTCTAGACGGCGGCGGCGGTGGTGGCGGTGGCCCTGTAGGGGTTGCTAACTCTTTCACGGGACCGGCTCAGGCCTTTGAGGTGATGGGAAATCACGGATACAGTTATTCGGGATCTGTCGCGGTTCCTAATGTTGACACAATACTTAATTCGTTCACTACTGGTAATTTTTACACTGTGGCGAAATGGTACCCCGGCTATGCCGAGGAAAGTGGGGATAACATGCAATTTAGAATATTCTTTAATGAGAGTCAGATATACCAGACTACTTTGGATTCACGATTAGTAGGATCGCCGTATCAATGGATTGAATTAATTATTCCACCATATACAGAGGTAGTGGTGAATTGCAATAATAAGTCTAATCCTGGCGGTGTAAGCGTAACTAGTACCATTACAGGAAGGATATACCGGTCTTAATGCCCACAAAGAGAGAACGTGAGTATTATGCAATGGGTTATCGTGACGGATCCAGGGCGGCACGGGGACCCGACCCAACACTTGAAAAGTATTACGAAGAAGAAGAGTTTGTAGACTTTTCAATTAACAAACCTCGCAAGAAGAAGCGTAAATTATCAGCGTGGAACAAATACGTAAAGGCTAACAGCAAGAAGCCACGTTTCCGATATCGTAACGGTAAATTGAATCTAAAGAAGATGGCGATCGCTTTCAGGAAAACCCCCGCAGGAAAGAAGAAGAGGCGCTAATGCCTACTCTAAACGATTTCTGGAATGATAAAAGGGGGGGGTAACGTTGGATTTAGCACTTTTAATTATTGCCGCCAAGACTTTTCTAAAAAAAGACATCACACCGCCAACATCGACAGCCGGAGCACGGCCGAGGTGTGGATTCGGAGAGAAGGCCGTATTTTTTCAAAACCCAGACCGTTGGGTCTGCGTGCCTAAATTCTAATTATGGCTTATTATTATAATCCCATAACTGGGAAAGTTGAAACGGTAAACGCCGCTAAAAAAAACGCAGTAGACGAATTTTATGGGCGTGAAACTAAACTTGGTTTTGTCAAAAACCCTTTTTTTATTGTCGGAATCGCCTTAGCTGTCGGTATCGGGGTTTTTGGTTTTAAATTAAAAGAATTATTCACGTTGCTGAAAGTAGAAGCTAGCGCGGCCGCCGATACAATCATAGAAACCGTAACAGATCCTTTACAGATTGAAGGACATTCAGAAAAACAGAAGTTTCTCAGTGACTGGGGAGCTTGTCGACTCAAATATCCCGAAGGAACTTGGTTTAGGGCTTCTAGAGTGTCCGCTTGCATGCTTGGGAAAGGTTGGGCCTCTGAAATCATCGGAGAGGGCTTAGAATCCGCTCTAAAGAAATTATAATTAACGGGGCTAGTTCCATTAGTTTCTCACAAACTCCTTTTTAGGCCCCAATTACTAGACAGTTATGGAACTGAACCAAATTGTGCCCCTTTTGTTTATTGGAGAAATCGCAACAATCTTAATTCTTTATCGTTTTGTGTTGCGTGATTGGATAGTTGACAAGTGGGAAGAAAAATTAAAAGAAGAAGGTTATCTTATAGAAATATTAGAGCCTGTCATAGCTGAAATAGAAAACAGTACAGAAGAGAGTTTAATGAACTTTCAACGTTCATTTATTGGGACTTTGGGAAAGATGACAAGCGAAGCCAAGAAGCTTGACCCTATGAACGATCTCCGTAAGGCCGCTAAAAATGGAGATTGGACTAGTTTGCTGTTAGAGTATGTAGCAAACAAGTCAGGACTAAGTAACAGTTTACCCCTTCCCAAGTCAGAAACTAGTACCAAACTAGTAGAAAACAAGTCTCAGTTTGGTAAAATGTAGTATAATACTAGTATATATATAATTAGTTAGATGTAAAACTCTTTATTATTAGTATGACGGCTTATTATTTTCATTAAAAAACCGTGTGGTATAAATACTACTTTTTATAATAGGAATTATCCAAAGTTTTCGGGGGTTTTGGGATTTACCCCTTACTGGTAGTAATAGTTTCACATACATATAATTATATTAACCCTGTCCGCATACTGTTTATTCTATGTGTGAGAAACAGATATATAAATGTACAAGTTGTAAAGCAACAAAACTCGATATAAACGCCCCTCATATCGTGCAAGCTCTGTGTGATTGCAAGGCAAGCCCACGGTTCGCACGCCGCAACTGGGTGAAACAATGACTAAAGCCTGTGGTTGCCATACCCCCAGACCTAACAGGCTTGGAATTTGCCGCAATTTATGGTGTGCAGAGAGAGTGAATAATGACTAAACCCAAAGTAGGCCGCCCGCCCGAAGTAGATAGTAACGGTAAGAAGATTGATAAGACCTTAATCAACTTAACGATCCCCGTAACATTAAAGAACTTTCTTGATAAGCATATTAAAAACCGTTCTGAGTTCTTTACTAAAGTGGTGACTATGTTATATGTCGGGGAGATCTGTCCTAAATGTTATTCAGACGATTATATCAGTAATGTACCCGTTGGAATTGAGTGTACTGACTGCCGAATATGGATTAAATTAAAGGACTGTCCTAAATGTAATGCCCGATATGACCCCCGCGCAACAGTATCACAGGGTTTAGCACTTGATGTTCCAAACCCACATTATAACCCTGCACACGGTTCTGAACAGT